CGAGTGTGGCTGGATACCGCCGCATCACAGCTACCACGAGCCCCCTTGCCCGGATCGGGCAAGCGTGAGCTACAGGGCTATTAACGAGGTGTATCTGAAATTTGCACACATGGACGAACTGTTCTCTACCCCGATCGGCGACAGCTTCGAGCACCGCATTATCCGCGACCTCTGGCTTGCCGTCAAGCGCTCGGTGCTTGGAGGTGGCGAAAATGAATGATGCAGACAGCAAGAAGCCGACGGTATTCGACGAGTACATGAAGGGGGTTGTCGGGAACGATATATGTACGGTCTACGGGTGCCGCCCGGACTCAAAGCTTTGCTGCGCGTGCGGGATCGAATGCGATTCCAGGAGAGGGAATTGCTAAATGATCACCATGGTGATAGAACGAAAGGAGGCTAGATGAGAACAGATGTATGTGCGAATTGTCCGTATGATGACTGCAAGGATATCTGTGCGGTTCTCAAGTCCAGCCAGCGGGTGAGGGCCAAGAACCCCATCGCTCGCTTCTATGAAGGCGACCGGGCCTTTATCATATGTGCAGGGTGCGGGGAAAAGACAGAGGTCGGCAACGCGCGTAACAAGCGGCGCTGTGATCCCTGCCAGAAGGCCCATGCCCGTGCGCCAAGAAGGAAGGGGTAGACGTGGAAAGGTTCTATAATATAGGGGGGACTGCCGTTAGGCTGTCTGGCGTTATTGCGGTCGGCCCATGTTCCCCCGGGCTGGACGTGCGTAAGTTACTCATCCCTGGATATAGTTTCGAGGAGGTGTCTCCCCGTTTCACGGTGGTGATTGCCCATGAGCTTTCGCAGCCGTACCATTTGACAGTGCCATTTAACACGGATGAGGAAGCCGCGACTGCCCGCGACGCCTTAATTCTGGCATTGAATAACGGGCGCAACGCCCCGTATAAATTGCCGATATTTCTTGGGGGGCAAAATGAGAGCCATTGAGATCAGAGAGGGCTACCGCCGAACCGGGATGACGACACAGTTGCTACACGACGCCGAAAGCAATAACCGCAATGGCATCCCCACGATACTCGTAGTCCCGACTGTCCGTCATCGTACTCTAATGGAGCGGGGATCGTCAGGCACTGTACCGTCACGCTCGATCCGTTCACCAGCGTCATTGCGTGCGAGGGTGTCCAACAGTACCGCAGTCCCGGGCTCGGGGGAAGCGGGCCACATGCCCGGCTCGCGCACCCCGGAATAATCATCAGCGCTACCAGGCAGACCGTACATGCGCTTAATCGCGGCCTCAAGCCCCTCGGCTGCCGTCTCCCTGCCATATACTACCCCTTGCCGGTATCTGGCCTCTGCGCCCCTTCTGTAAAGCCACGCGAGCCCCGAGACGAACGCGACAAGGGCCGTCATGCCCACCATCAGCTTGGCGATGACGGCCCAGTCGGTCACTTCTCCCCCGTGATCGGTCCCTTGGCCGTGGCGCGGCCCCATACCACAAGCCCGGTAGCCACGATGTTTACAATGTCATTCACCGTGGCCGGTACATCGTCGATGGCGATCTCGTAGCCCGTAAGCTTGGCCACCGTCGATACGAGGCCTATCAGCGCGCCCCACATGGTTTTGCTGAGCATGGACTCAAGGATAAAGTTCATCATTTCTTCCCCTCCTTCTTCATGGTGCCGCCCTTCTTAGTCCCCTTCTTACCGCCCATCTTCTTGTCGCAAGCCATTGTGTCCTCCTTAATCGTAGTCGCCGAAAAGTATCTCTAGCGCCTTCAGGTGATCCGCCGAAGGGGGCGCGTCATAAAATATTGGTTCCCCCGCCGTGGGCTCGGGCGGGCATATCGGGTTTTTTAGGGTTTCCGCTGCTGGCCCCTTACCCTTATGCGGGCAGACTGTTGAAACCCGGTAAACAGTCTTCGGCGGGGAAGAGGTCATCACGTATGGCATGGTCTGGCAATAATACAGATTGCCGGCCTCGTCCTTATACATCGCCTCGCCTTGGATAAAAGGCGTGCATGTGTCAGCGAAGTAAACCATATAGGTAGACGGCTGATGCGCGAACGCCAGAGAAATCGCGCACACCAATACCCCCGCTGCTACTGCGAGTGCCCTTATTATGGTTATCATACCACCTCCTTAGTAGGCCTCCGTTATACACAGCGTGAACTCGTCCACGCCCTCCAGCCGCTTCATAAACTCCGTGAACGTCGACGCGCTCTGGCGGATGCCCCACGTGCCCTCTATGTTACCATACGAACCGCCAATGAGTATACACCCTATCGTGTCCTCAATGGTGTTACCCTTATGGAGGAGCACATGCGAACGCCCGGGCACGTCGAGGACCTTAAACACGTCCCCGAACTTGGGCGAGGTTACGCGCTCGCACCTGTACGTACCCGCCGGGATGCAGGAGACGTTTTCCATATTCCCCCGCCAAGGGTCTTCTAGCGTCAAGCAGATCGGGATATCCCCTTCGACAAGCGTGCCATACGTCCCCTTATCCCCTGATACTACGCGCTTGAGTAGGAGCGTTTTCATCACGCCCCCCTTAGCACGATCCAGAGCAGTCCGGCGGCAAACATACAGAGGTTGCCCACCGCGAGGATCACCCCCGCGCGTATCCACCCGAAGAGCGCTGCAAATTTTGTATCCATGCCCTGCACCTCCCTATCGTACAAATCGCGCGGCACGCACTCCTCCCGGATGATATTCAGGACGGCGGCCTTGAACGCCGTGGTCTCACGGCACTCCTCGCATGATACTCGGCGTTCCGTCATCATTCCGGGTCCTCTCCCATCAGATCACGCAACGTCGGCCCCGCCCCGTAACGCAGTGCTCCGCTCCGCCCGGCGGCCTCAAGTATTTTCGCCAGAGGCCACAGCTTCGTGGCGGCGTGCGTTTGTACCCCTGGGAGCATAGTCGTCCCCGCGCCTGCTGCGGCTGCGCCGGACGCCAGCCCGGATGCCGGCCCCCCCGCTACAGTCCCCAAGGTGGAGAGAAGGAACGGCAACCCAGGGGAGGGGCCTGCGCCACTTCTGTTGGTGGCGTTATTTAGCAGCCCGTTCAGCTCGATCAGGTCGTGCCACCGGTCGTTCGCGGCCTTATACGGTTTCCCGACCTTATTACCTAAAAGTCGCCGAAGTTCGTTACTCACAGCTTTTTCATCACCAAGGCTCTGCGGCGTGGCCGGGCGACTGGCATCCCCTTCACGATTCCATGCATTTCTCAGCCCCTCGTCGAGCTGCTTCTTGGCCTTCTGCGCCATCTGGGGCGACCGCGTTCTAGACAGGTTGCCAAACTCGTTTGGCTGCGGCCTCCCCCACTTGTTAGCCAAATCTCGCGTGCTCGCGGCCTCGGTTTTGAACATCCCCGCAGTGGCGTTATTCACATCTTCGATTTCCTTCGCACGGTTCCTCAATACAGTCCGAACTGGCCTCGTCGGGATTCTCACTCCCTTACGCCCCGCGTCGGCCACAAGCGCATCTATGGTTTTGCCCAGGTCGGTCATTTCGGCAAGGTTTTTCTCGACCTGCCCCGCCGTTGCGACTTGGCCTTGCTCCAGCCCTTTTTCTAATAGCTGGTTGACTTCCGAAACATTCTTCATAGCGGAAGGCCTTAAAGCACGGTGATACAGGGCCTTGGCAGCAGCTTTCCCACCTGCTCCCGCCCAGCTCAAACCTTTCCCTATCCCGGCTCCCAGCAGCGTGTCCATGCCGCCTTTGGTGATGTACTCTAGCCAGTTCTCTCGGGCGTTCTCCGCAGCTACCCCGGGGACGCTTGCGATATCCGGGGATTTCTCAATAGTGTCCGCCCCTGCATATCCGAGAGCACCCCCTAAGGCGGCACCACCCAGGGCACCCCACGGCCCGAGAGGGCTTCCTGCACGCGCCCCCATCGCCATCCCCCCTATCGGCAACCCCATATCCCCCGCAACGTCCGCGGCACCCCTTGCTATTGAGGGGACGGCTCGACGGGCTTCCGCAAGGGGGTCGTCGGCCTTCTCTCGGAAGGATTCTATCCCAGCCGCATCTACCCCCAGCATGTCCGGACGCTCGGCTTGGCGTACCATGCCAGCAGCCGCCCCCTCGTCGCGGGACTCCCTTACCCCGAACCTGGGGTCGCCCGCCGAATAGGTCTCGGCCTGTAATGTCGCTTCGACAAAATCCGCCGCGCTATGGCCCTTCCCCATGTAAAAATTGACCTTATCCCTTAACTCAGGGAAGCGCTCTGAAACGGCGAGAGCGCCGACAATATCGTCGTTCGTGGCCCCCTCACTCAGGTACTGGCGGATAAGGTCCTGCGCTTCCTGTGGTATCGCCATATATGCCCCCCTACAATACTATCGGATTCTTCGGCGTTTTCCCCGTGGGGCTTTGTCTGGCGGGGTTGGCGGGTTGCCCGCCCGTCGTCATCGCCCGCAGTTGTTCCCTGGTCATAGGAGTGTTCATCGTCATTTGCCGTGCTATATAATCCTTGAACTTACTGAGCTTCATCTGCGCCACCGCAGCGGTATCCTTCGTCATGTCCGGCCAGAACCCTTCTGACCGGAGCACGTCGATTTCGGTTAGAACCCCAGTATGGCCGAGCATTCTTGCCAGTAATGGGGTGAGCGCACTCTCTTGAGCCGCGATCATCGCCCTGTTCGCGTTGGTTTGCGCGGCAATCTCATAAAAACTCGACAGCCGCCCGAATATCTGGCCTACCGCGCCCGGGGAATTTAGTTTTATCTGCGCCCCCTTGGGGCCGCCAAGCGCCTGGCCTATGTCATCCAGCGTGGTTGAGAGGGCTTGAGCGGCAGCGTAATAATCCTTGAGCTTCTCCGTCACATGGACTACGCTGCGCCCCTCGCTAAGCTTTGCGATCTCCGCATTCGTTAACCCGGGTGGGAGGGAGCTAAAATCGCCTTCGTCGTTCACTATCGCATATTCGCCTTTCGGGATCGCAGCGTCTTGGGTGGCGGTCTTTGTTCCCACGGCCACATCGACCCGGTTTTTGTTCTGCGCGGCCCGCGTGTTTTTAAGCATCTCCGACTGCTCGCTAGCCGACAAAGCATCGTAAGCTTCGCGGGTGGCCCCAAGCCGCATCAACTCTTCCTGGGTGGCCGTGCTCAGTGCGGAGAACGCGGACTGCCATTTAGCCAGTTTCGCCGGGGCAGGCCCCTCCCTCTGCTTGTCTACTGCCATTAGAAGGTTGGGGTCGAACTCGCCGAGGCGCTGCCGCATGGCCCGCCGCGCTTCGACCTCCCTCTGGGCGAGTGGCTCCAGCCGCTTCTCCATATCGAGCATGGACTGGCTTTTCACATCCTCAGGGACCCCCTGCCAGTAATTCTCGTCGCCCATGAGCTTGCGGATATCCTCGGCCTCGGGGTCCTTCATGTAGCTCGGATCAGTGAGAAGCGCATACACATTTCCCGCCTCTTCCTGCTTCGCGATGTCCTTGTTCGACTTGGCAAGTGCGCGGTAGTACTCTTCCTTTACCGTGTTCCCCTTATTCCTCCAGAAGGCCGACATTTCACCCAGCTCTGCGGGCGACAACTCCTGCTGTGCCTGTGAGCGCAGGGCCTCCGCCTTAATCTTCTCCGCCTCCTCCGGCGGGATACCGTCGAAAAAACCCTCCGGAGCTTGCGCACGTTCCTCTAAGAACGCGGCGAACTCTCGGCGGTTAGCCTCTGCTTCTGCGTTTTGCTTTAGCGCCGTGTACCAACCCTCCATAGTGCCTCCTTTCTACTAGCCCGTGGACACCGTGGACACCGGCGTCACTATGTTAGCATTGGCTGCGGTCGAGTCAGTCGTCGTTTCCGTCCCGGGCGTCGCGTTTACCTGTAACTGCAATAGGGCAGCCAGAACCGCCTCTGCCTCGTCACTGCTGATTTGGTACTGCTGCATTATGGCACTCACCTGCGTCTGCCATTCCGAAACGTCGTACCCCATGTCCTGTAGTTCCGCCTGGATGTCCTGCCCACGTTCCTCCGTGGCATATCCCTGCTGTGCCAGCAGCGTGCCCGCATCGGTCGCTCGCTGCGATATGTCCTGCTCGCGTTCCGTTAGTTTCAACCCCTGCGCCGCCATAAGGTTGCCGATCTCCGACTGGCTGAGGTCAACCAGTGTCGGGGCAATCCCGGCGATAAGCGATTCCTGAGTGGCAGGGCCGAGGCCCGACACGGCAGTGCGCCCTTGGGTATAGTCCATCGCGTCGTTTATCAGGGCTTGTTCCGAGGTTGACAGCCCCGTGGTATAGTCGGGGTCGGTCAGCGCGGTGTCGAGGGGCGTACTGTCTACGCTGTCAATCCATCCCGCCAGTGGGTCGGCACTGGATTCCTCCTGCCCCTCATACGACAAGTCGAGTTCCGGCAAGTCCTCAAACTCGGTAAAGAAAGTTCCCCCGAGCAGGTCGTCGTCTGTCAGTTCGTCGTCTGTGAGCGTAGTGCTGTCGATGCCCCACTCTTCGTCCTCGGCGTCATCTATCGCCTTCTTAGCGAAACTTGCAATCCCCATATCGCCTCCCGAGCCTAGAAATAGTCCTCATATGGCTGTGCGTTCGCCATATCGTTCGCATCCCCGTCCGTCCTCCACTGGCCTGCACTGTCGAAGTACCCCACCGTACCCGCGTTCTCCTCGTTGTACAACGCATTGGCTGCCGTGTCGCCAGTCCCTATTTGATGCCACACGCTTGGGTCAACGCCTTCATCTTCTTCATTCCCTTCGCTGTCATCTTCGCTGTCATCGAGGTCAAAGTCCCCACCCTCTGTAGCAAAGCTCTGCCCCGTGAGCCACTGCAGGATATAGTTCCCTATATCCGAACTCGCAGAGTAATCGTCGTCGCCCCATGCCCCTGGTGTAGTCTCAACATCTTCGTCGGAGGTACTAAATCCTGCTCCGCCCATTAGGTAGCTCCTTTCCCATCTGTACTTGGCGCACTGCCCACCCATCCCGCCTCAAACCTTCTACCTTGGCTGAGTTAGCACCGTCAACATGGGTGTATAATTTACACGCGCCTGCCGTTATGGCCGCTGCCTCTATCGCGGCGACCGCCATGTATATACCCCGGCCACCACGGGCGTGCGGGCGGACGTATGCCGCTTCTATGGAGCAAACCGGCAACTCGGGCCTATACTCATCATTGCCCATGCGCCCGCAAACAAATCCTACCGGGCCATCCTCCCCCGTGATTACGGTCGTAAGCCCATGCCGCGCCGACCCCATTAATATTTTCGCGAACCCCTCCGCACCTCGCCGGGATGGGGCCTCCCCGGACAACTCAGTCACCATCGCACTCCACATCTCCATAACCACCGGGGCGTCGTGCGCATGGAGGGGTCGCACCTTGTACTTCCCCTCTGTCCCGCCCACTACCCTAACCTGGCGACCGTGAAGGTCGCTCCGGCGTTGATGGATAGGGTCACGCCGGAATCATGGTAGGCTTTGACCTGTATCGTGTCACCAACTCCCGCGTATACAACCGCCACTGCCGAAAGGGTGGGGCTTGTCGCATTATCCTCAGTGCCCATCCTTTTTTCGTCGTACCCGACGGTGACTCCGCTCAGCTCGATGTACAGCTTTCGGTAGTTTACGGCAGTTGCTTGCGCTGAGTACTGCGCGAGGACGTGCGCGACGTACAAACCCGCCTCGGCAACAGTAAAAATTCCAGTCGCCGGGTCATACTCCCCGTTGCGATCGGTAGTCTGGGCAAATGTAACGCCCGTCGCAACCGCGTTAGTGATGCTCTGCCCACCCGCTTTCGTGCCGAGCGAGTACGAAGACGCCGGGAATGCCGGGTTGCCCATGGAAGAGAGGACGGAGACCGTGTCCCCATTATAAAGCAATGAACTCGGCCCCACCGTAAGCCACGCCGTGCTGGCAGACTTCACCCGCCACGTGGTTCCATATACATCCATCTCCCAGCCGGGATTCGCCCCCCCCCCGTCAAGCGCGACCTCCCCCCCTTCGGTCGCCGAGGTCGCGTTTATAACCAGACCTCCGAACCTTGGGGACGATGTGTTCAGGAGCGCCTGGTTAATCGAGGACGTGCCCGCGACATAGAGGCTGGCGTCCGCGTCAGCCGTCGTGATGGTTAAAACCCTGTCAGCGGTGATATTGGTGCCATACGAGAGCCGCAGGTCATGCGATGCGTCTGAGTCTTTGATACTGAGGCCGTTGTAAACAAGGGTGATCCCACCAGAGCCCGCGTGAGTCCCGTCGGTTCCGTGCTCTGTCTGGAGAAACGCCTTAACGGTAGATGCATCACCGGCGGGGTCTGTCCCCAATTCCCCCTGGATGGCCACGATGGCGGCTGACAGATCGTTTGGCACGTCCGCTCGCGCCTTGGTATATCCCGCGTTGGGCTTGTCTATTTCGACCGCCGCGTCGGTGTCGATAGCCGACGGATACCCCGAGCCTCCGCCCGCTCCGAGTTCCGCACCCATCGAAACCGCCCCCCATAGCATAAGAGCGATCGTCATTGCATACACTAATTTACGCATCGTGCCCTCCTATTCAAAAGCGAGCCTTTGTTCTATCACGTACACCGCCACGTCGTATAACTCGAACGAGTCGTTAGCGGTCGTGTGGTTCACGGTCAGTCCCAACCGACGCGCCTTTAGCGGCGATGCCAGGTTGACTACTACCCGCGCGGGTGCCGAGTCCGACAAGTACGAATCGCCCCAATAGAAATCCCCCCAAAATGGCCCGTCCCCCGCAAGGGGGATAGCCACGCTGCGCTGCAAGGTGGCCCCCACGTCATCCAGGTCTAACGTAGCCGTTCCGGAAGCATTCAATATCAACAACTCCAGAGCGTTTATGTCTTTCGCGATATAGGCATTCGAGACCTGGCTACCCTCCGCCATGATATTGAAGTACGACTGCCATGCCAGGGACAATTCCTTCGCCGCCCCGGTCGTAGGTTCGATATCACGGTAAATGCCCCGCTTGTCCATTTCGTACACGTAACCGTAAGATAGACCTTCGCCGCCCAGCAGGACACCTCCGTCGCCGGGGCCGTTCTGTAGTGCATAGCACGAGATCGTCTGCCCGAGCATGGGGCCGTACCAAGGCCCCCATCCGAGTTCCGTCTCGTCCTGAAACATGCGGTTGATGTCGAGCCACCATTGCGCGTTATTCGTGGCCTGCCCGCTACGCGCCACGGTCAGTTTGTAGAAGCCGTTATGATAAACCGCGCACGCATTGCCTATCTGCGCGTTGGGGATGCTTTCCAGCCCTTCCATGCCGCTATGGAAACTCATCAGGACATCCGACACGGGGACGGGCTGATTTTTCTCGCCGAAGGGTAATAGCCATACTCGACGGTCGTTGCCAAGCCACATGGTGCCCTTCGGTGTCCAGCACATCGTTCTGGCCGCGCTGCACCCGACGGGAACCCCTAGTTGGTATATGCCGTACCTGATGGCACCGGTCGTCGGGTCAAGGTTCGGCGTGCGCAAATCCTCTCCATAGAACAGGTACATACCGTTTGCGCCCGCAAGCAGGACTGTCGCATCCAGCCCGCTGCCCGTATATCCCCTGTTTTCGGCGTGGTGAACCATCCCATGAAGTTTAGTGTTCGGACGCACTCCCACGGAGGCGACTACCTCAAATGACGTATCGTCATAGGACGCGCTCCATACGAGATCACCGTCATAAATAGCCAAGAGACGATCTGAGAAGGGCAAGAACTGGACTGTAGTCGCGGGGGCATCCGCGAGGTCGGCAGCAGTCGATCCATCCCACGAGAAAGGCACGTCCACCCCGTTGGCGCAGTAAACCTTATTAAGCGGCCCCCACGTTACCATGTTGAGTTTGGTATCAGCAGTAAGCCCGGTCTTCGCGTTTGCCCACGACGTACCGCTCAGGTATTTCAGCACGGTGTCAGCCGCCGCAAGCGTCTGCTTCGTGCCGTCCGTCTTGTAAAAACGGTGCAGCCCCAGGATACTCTTCCCGCTCACGACCTCTTCACTCGTAAGGAGGGATTGCCCGAAGCGGGCCTTCATCCCATTCGCGAATATAAGGTTCTGGGAGACCATGCATTCATACGGCCCTACGTCCACGTAGTTCCGGCGCAAGTTCACCCCGTCACGGGACATCGGGTAATTATAGATCGCCCCGTCTTTTTCTGCTACCGGCATCAGCGCACCCCGTTTATACGCGCCGCGACGCGCTCGTTCTGCACAATAGCCGCATCTAACAGCCCCCTGAACATCCCCCGCGAGCTTTCCGCGTTCTCGAATTTATTCAGGCACAGGCAGATGATGCCGTAGGCATATTCTATGAGCGCGGGCTGTAGTTCCTTGGGTAGCGTCGTCGTGTCGGCATCTAACGCAAGGTCGGTCGGTATTTTAAGGTAACGCTCTGTGATCGAGTATACTCCCCCGGGAGTAGGAAACAGTCGGTGGTAAGCGCCCTCGACGGCATAGGCGTATGGTGCGCCAGATGCGTTAGCGTTAGGGTCGGCAAGGTCGAGGCTAAGGCTGTCGTCCTCCTCGATGCGCCTATCGTTCGTAACGTCCAACAGGGATATCGTGCGGCCCCAGTCGTCCGCGACTGCATATGTGGCGGTCCCCGAGACGGTCACGAACGAGCGGGTAGTCACCAGCGAGTACCAGTTTGCGGTGGGGTAAATGGCCTCCTGGGCGCGGTTGATGGCGTTTGCGACCAGTCTCGCGTGTCCGGTCGCGTCAACTATGGTCGCCACACGGGCCTGATATACCCGGTCTAGTACTTGGTTTACGAGTTCCAAATAAGATAGTTTTGCCATGGCTAATCGTCCGTGAGGATATTTGTGGCCCCGCCGCGCCTAACCGGGCGGCTGTCCATAATGGCGTTCCTGAAGTTGTTATCCTTCAGTGTCTTAAGCGCGGCAGTCGCCAGCGCGATCACGGTGTCCGATGGTTCGACCTGGCTTTCCGGTGCCAACTCAATAGCGAGCCCGAACTTGATTGCCCGCTCGTAATACGACGGGAAGGTCATGCCCGCTGTGAAAGTGGCGATCTGCGTAAATGGCAACTCCGCCTCCATGAATAGCGTATAGGCCGACGACGGAACCGGATACAGATATATCGTGCCGACCTGGGTCGCCTGCTGTGTTACCCCCGGGTCATAGAATAGCCTGTCCGGCACCCCGGTCGTGGACTTCGTGGAGATCGAGTCATACTGTTCGCGCTCGACCATCGACAACGCGGTGTCCGTGTTGTCGGAATCCCGCAGAAACGCGCTGATAATACGCTGTGGTTTTGTCGCGTTGATGGTCTGCCCGCTGCCGATGGTGTAGCTGGCCGAGCCAGCCGCGATACTGGCGCTGCTTCGCGTCTGCGCCGTTGCGACAACCCCGTTCACGGCCCAGTTATCAAGCATCATGTTGAGCGCACGTAGCGCATCCTGGGTATTCACCCGCGCTGGCGTGCCCAGGATGCGCTGTGCGTCCTTAATGAGTTCAAGGGCGGTGCTAGGCATGGCTTACGCCTTCCGACCCTTCTTGGGCCGCCCGGGGCCGCGCTTGAACTGCTCGAGTACCGCATCCGCCTCATCCCCGGCATCCGGGGGCGCGTCACTGCCCTCATCCGGGGGCGTTGCCGCTTCGGGAGGTTCAGGCAGCTTGGCCTGGGCCGCATCCGCCTCATCCCCGGCATCCGAGGGCGCGTCACTGCCCTCATCCGGGGGCGTTGCCGCTTCGGGAGGTTCAGGCAGCTTGGCCTGGGCCGCATCCGCCTCATCCCCGGCATCCGAGGGCGCGTCACTGCCCTCATCGGTAGCCGTTGCCTCTTTAGGAGGGTCCGGCAGCTTGGCCGGGGTGTCCACCCAACCGTCCTTTTCGAGTTCCTTGAACCCTGCGTCGGCGAGGTCGAATATCTTCCCCGCCCTGCAGGATTCGTGATACCTAAATCGCCTTACGGTCGGCATCGTTATTTTCCTTTCAGCCCAGCGGAGCGGGCCTTGTCGCCCGCCCCGCCAAGCTCATCTGCGTTCGTCGCAACGAGGTTCAGGCCGCCAAGATTGATCGTGTCCCCTTTGCGGGCTGCGTTATAGATCGCGTCGAGCACGGCTTCGATCCGCTTCTTGCCGCTCTCCTCCCCTTCCTGCTTCCCGATGGTCAACCCCTCGGCCTTCCCTTTCAGGAACACCTCCGAATCGCTCACAGAGGACTGCCCCGACAGATAGGCTGCCGGGATCGTAAAGGCCGCGACTACCACGCCCACGCCCACGATTATCATCGTAACGATGCTGTCCCTCATGCTATTGCCTCCTTAGTCGGCCTGTGCTATCGTGATCCCGGTATCCGATCCGGAATTGCCGTGCACGTAGTACCACGTGCCATCGGATATGATATCCACCCGGTCGCCGATGACAGACGCGCTAGCGACGAGGGTGATAGTGTCGGCGGCTGCCTGCGTGTCCACGCCAGCCCCGTTGTAGACGGAACCCTGCATGACGTTCTCGAGTGAGTTGCCCGTGATGATCGTATAGTTCGCCCCGGAAGGCGCGGCCTTTACGATGAAACTGAACGTACAGCCCGACGTGACCGTGGACACCGTGGGCAGGGTGCTGGCGAACTCAGTAGTTGAGTTCAGCAGGAACGTCTTACCGCATTCCGTGGCCGCGATAACGTTCGCCGCAGTCACGTCCTCGACCGGGTAGATGATCGAGGCGTTGATCGTTACGACGCGGTTTTCGTCAATGCTGATGGCCGGAGTCGTGCCCAGGGCGGAACCGACACCGATTACCAAGTCGTCGGCGGAGTCGTCGAGGCCGACGTGGAAGTCCTGCGCGTTTCCGTCAAACGTGAACTGAATATCCTCGGCGGCGGCATCGCCGACGACAATATTCGTCGCGGTCGTGCTGTTGCCGATGCTGAGCCGCATGTCGGTGCCCAGGGCCTCGCCTACACCGATGCGCAGCATATCCGCGCTGTCGTCATACCCGGCGTGGAACGAGTTTGCAGCCGGGGCGTCCGTGTCGAAGATGATCGCGCCATCCTCGGCCCCACCGTCGCCAATCGTCAGGGTTGGCGTAGTGCCACTTACCGTCTGATCGCCCTGCAAGGTCTGCGTGCCGTAAATCGTCAGGGTGCCGCTCTCATAGTCCTCGACAACGTAGGGAGACTCAAAGTCAACCACCCAATCGTTGTTCGTGCTTGGCCGAATAATCATGTATGCATTCTCATACGTGAGTACCCGGGTGGACTCTCCGCCGATGGTATCGCCCGTGGCCGGAGTAACGGTCACGGAGTTCGCGGTTGCATCGGTTTTTACGACCTTAAAGCTGTGCGTACCCCCGACCTTCGCAGCCGCAGTGGTCGGAAGCGTGATGGTAATGGCGGCGGACGTCGCGTCGACGTTCACGAGGCTGTCGCTGGTCGTGATCGTGTAGGCCGCCGTCTTTGTCGTGCTCGCGGATTCGTTGAAGCTGTACCGCAGTCCGCCCTGCCGGAACGTCTCGGCATGGGCCGTGCCGACGATGCCCACAAGGAACGCCGCCAGCGCCAGAACAATAATGCTACCCTTGGAGTTTTTCATGTTTACGCTCCTCCCCACAGACGAGTCGCGAGTTCAGGACGAGGGGCCGCCATGCCATATACGGCGTCAATCCTATAGATCGTCTGGTCTGTCAAAATAACGCTGTCCGCCCATACGCGGAGGGAAATGTTAGCTTCCTTCCACGTCTCGGTGTAGCACTTGTCAGCCCCGGACTTGAGCGGAAGCTGGCCCATGACGAACGCGAACGCCTCCGGATGGTACGCCAAGCCGAACTGGTAAGCCGTCGAGGCAGTGGCCGGGGTGAAAATGATGACCGCAGCGTCCGCCGGACCCGCGCTCACGTTCTGGTACGCGCCCGATGTGATGATCGAGGGCGATATCGAGAGAGTGGCGTTGCCGGAGCCGTCGCCCGTAGCAGCCGCTGTCACCGTGAACTGCTGGAGGTGGGAATACACCTTCTTCGTCTCCGGGTTCACGGCATACACGGCGTCGATGGTGAACGTATCGCCCTCGGCGATTGTCACACTGGCGTCAAGCCCGTCGATGATAAGCGATGTCCCGGTCTGGCTCGCGCCATTGACCAACGGCGTTGTGTTGTCCCGCGACCCAGAGGTGTGCGAGGGGAGCAGCTCTGTCTCCATCCAGTCAAAACCCTGGGCTCGTCCCATTTCACCTTCTAGGTACTGCTTCCCGATCTCTTTCTGCGGGTTGAAGGTGCTGGCAAGGGCGTTAATGAGGCTCGCCGTCATATCCGACGTCACGAGCATCTTGCGGTCGGCCTGGGGGCAGAGGTACTTGTTCAGCATCGCCTTGGTCTGCCCGATTACCGTGAGGCTCGCGGGGGAAGTCCCCGGGGACCCGGCGTGGTTGTAAACCTTCGGATAGACCAAGGAGAGGCAATCCGCCTCGATCTGTGACGCAAGCCCGGATATGGCCTGATCGATGATCCTGTTCCTGTTCTCGACATCCAGAAGCTCCTCTAGAGAGGAGATCTGGAACGAGCAGTTCTTCCTTCTGGCCATGGTCAGCGTTTCGACCTTCTCCGTGAGGGACTGCGGCGTGACCGTCTCACTGTCCCCGTAGGTAAACTGCATAGGGAGCCTGAGCTTCAGAGTGTCGCCGATTTTGCCCGACCCCTTAAACTCCGAGTCGAACTGCCTCCCGATTGTACGCAGAAACGTCAGCTTGTTGTGGAGGACCCGCAGGGATTCCCGCGTGACCATCTGAATGACGTTGAAAGTGTTTGCCACTTACTGCCTCCTTTTTTCTGAGCTACAGCCCCATCTTCCGGCGGTCCATGTCTTCCTTGGCGCGCCGAGAAGCGTACTGGCTCATGGTTTCATTTGCGGTGTCATGAACCCCTCCCTTAGCCTTCACTGTTGGGAGTGGGGCCGGGATTGCTGTTACATGGGCCTCTTGGCCCTCCTGCTGCTTGAACATTGCCTCCATCCTTGCAATCTGCATCGCCCCCCGCAGAGGGCTGAGCGCCGCGATCTTGGCTGCCTCGCCGGGGTTTTTCGCAAGGTGGTACGCAATGTGCGGCGCGTGATCGCTCTCCATCAGTGCGAGCCCTACATGGGCGGGCAGCTTATTGGCGATGGTGGACACTACGGAGTCGAAATCCGGGTACGCCTGCCGCCCGGCCTCGAAGTGCTTCGCCTGCCTGCCCCTGAAGTCCTTGATGAACCCCTCCCGCTGGCTTGCCCGCTGCCTTTCCATAAGCTTCTGTTCAAGTCTCCAGTCCTGGCGCGCATCAGTCCATTCCTGGTACGTGTCAAAATCCTTCTGCTGGGGCTCGGCCTTGGTGCCTCGTTTTTGCGCGGGAGGCTGTCCGCCGCCCTGCCCCTGCCGCATGAGCTGTTCCAACTGCTGTTTCATGCGGCGGTTTTCGTTTGCAAGCCCCCTGATGCGCGTTTCTGCGTTCTGCTTCTCGTATCCCCCGCCCGTGGGCTGCGAGCCCGGGACTTCCGCTGTGTGTTCAGCAGGGGACGCTGCGGGTGCCGATCCCGCACCGCTCGGTGTAACGTCAGCTACTTCGGGACCCGACCCCATGCTTCCGGGTGTCTCCTCAGTCATGTGTGCTCCTTCCGGTTTATGCTGTTCACTGTAAGGGCATCACGGCGGATGCGCTCGTGATATCCTGTAAAACTCTGACAACGACCTTCGCAATCTCGTCGTCGCTCCTCTGTTTGTTTTTGAACATTTCCGCCTGTACCTTGGCCTTCTCAACCTCTATCTTCTCGCGCTCCACCTGGAGCTTTTCTTTCTCAAGCTGCATCTCCATCTGCTTTACCTGCACCTCAGGCGGCGGCTTCTGTGGCTCCTCTGGGGACTCTTCAAGGTCCTCAGGCGTCTTGTATTGCGAGGGCAGGGCCTTTAGCATCCTTGCGGCCGCTCGTGGTGCCTGCGGAAAGTCCATGTTCGCCAGCATCAAGTCGCCTACGATCTTCGCGATATCCGGGGCAACCTGAATCAGCTCCCGGAACTGCTCCGCCGCCTCCATGCGCTGAGTAGCGAAACTCGGGCCGACCGTAACAACAGCGTCGTATTCGCCTGCGTTCATATTGTTGAACTGGGCGTTCACGCCTACTTCGTTCATACGCTGCGTCAGCTTATGGGGGTCCAACCCCTTAAACATCTCAGGCGCGCCATGAATGCGCTGGATGGCTTCGCCCATCCGCATATTGACAGGCACAAAGTTTTCAGTTCCGTCTGGCTCTCTCATCCGCATGTCTTGGGGAGTACTGTAAATCTCCCCGAAAATCTCGTTGATGACCTTGCCCGTGTACTCAATAGCCCGGGTCAGGTTATCCAGGTAGGTAAACGTCAGGGTATCGGATTCCCTGCGGCGTTCCTTGATGGCCTTACCGGACTTCTCGTTTGACGGGGCACCTAGCCCGGCCTTAAAGATGCCTATTGTGCCCTCAATGTCTTCTTCCGCGCCTCGGATCGCGTGGAACACGTCCATAGGTATCGTCACCTCTGAACGATGCGGAGGCCCCGGGGCCATGGGGTCCGGATCGTAAATCAACACAGACAAGTTTCTCTTATTAGCCAATGTCCAATCATCTAGACGCCTTTCCACCTGAGTCTGTGTCGCTATGAACGGGGCCTTTGGGGCCAGTGCGATACGCTCCGCGCCCAGCGTCTTCCAGAAATTAAGCATCCTCTGGGGGTCTTTTGCGTTACGGATAAGCCCCCTGATGTACGACTTGCCTTCAATGTCGATTTCCTCGCCGCGCAGTTCGACGAACGGGAGGAACTTACTGCCGGGCCAAAGGTGCGGCCCGCTGAGCACTTCCGACTGCGTGCAGATATAACTCTCGATCCGGACGCTCTCGGCGTCCCTCTCTGCTACGACCTCCAAGGCGATGCCCGCAGCGGCAGATTCTTCCATGATGCGTTTTTTGTCGCGCTTTTCCACTACTCGGCCATCGGATAGCTGGCATATCGGCTTTTGTTCCTTCACCTTGGCCATATACTCGGCCACGGTAACGGTCTCCGAATCGGACCAGTATGTGTTCGTCGCGCCAGTGCCGGACTGGAAGCCATTCCCGGCTGGCTGTTTCGCGTCCGGGTACATGGCCTCAAAGTCCTCTTTCTGCATACGCTCCAAGAGGATGTACCATTGCTTGTCCTCGGGCCGTTCCGCGCCGGGGTCCGAGAATAGCATGAAAGGGTTTGCTATCGGGGCGATAATGACTTCTTGGTCGAAGCTCTTGTCGTCCTTGTATACGGTTTTCACGCGCCACGCGCCGTACCCGCAGGTAACGGTCTGCTTGAACGCGGTATCGTATATTCGCTGCGCATTCGACCTGTATTCTATGTCGCGGATTTTCCCCGCCCTGATCTTGGCCACGTCTGCGCTGGCCGTCGAACTGGCGGGGCTGATCTTTATCGCCGGGGAGTTCTGCCGCTGGTCGCCCGTCACCTGCGCGATGAACTTCGGCAGCATGTTGAACTTTAGAACTGGACGCTTCTCTCTCTCGCGCTCCGCGATCTCCTCAGAAGACCACTGTTCCCCGTTCACGAAGCGTAGGTCATCGACAGCCTCCGCGCGGTTATGCTCGTCCGCCGAGACCGCCATGTCCAGGCGCTTGGTCAGGAGGTCCAATATCTCCTTACTCTCGGTGTCGTTCAATCTCCCATCACCTCTTAATGTGCATCTTATAGTCGCGGATTGCCAAGTCATACGATCCCGCGCCCTTTAGCATGCAGGTGAGTTTGTCCCCCGCAGTAGCCGAGTACGGGCACGTCATGGGGATTGTGATATCGTCGAGCGCCGCAGTTGCCTCGGCGTCGGCCTCGCACTCCCCAGTCGATTCCGCCGTCCCGTTTACGCCCAGGCTCAGGTGGAGCAGCCCCGCCGATGCGGCATCGACCGATACCTGGCAATGCACGGTATAGACGCCGCCGTATGTCGCGGTAATGCCCGTCACGTTCGACAGAGCGGTGTACAAGGTCAAGCTATTCGTGAGCGCCCCGGTTCCCCCGAAATTCGCGTCAATGATGTTGGCGAACGCGGTGGTGACTGGCATTGTGATCGGGCTTCCGTCGTTCCTGAAGTACTGGGAGCCGTATGGCCCTGCAGACACGAACGTAGTGCAGCTCCCGACGACACAGCCTATAGACTCCACGGAACTGGTTATGATACTCGGGTGTCCAGCCGCCCCCCCTAAACCCGAAGTTTGGTCTGAAAGGTCAGGCACAAACACCGGGTTTGTGGGCGAGGAGTTCTCAAACTGAAGGCTAAACCCATTGGCCCCGATCCCGATAGCCCTTGTTGAGGAAAAGCCCATCTTAAATGCCCCAGCAATTCCGATGTTCAACGGGATGCTTGCCGTTTTATAGAACCCTTCTGTTTTGTCAGGGCCTAGTGTTATGTTCGGGTACGTGGCTGTCCCGACGGAGCTTGCAAACGACGCTTGCGGGATTCCCCCCGTATTTGAAAAGGTAGCCACGACCTGTCCCCCAGCCTTCGCGCGGAACGAGTTCGCCCCGTTACTCTCTATCCCGGTATCGGTATCTCCGGAGAAAGTATAATCCACGTCCGTCCCGTCGGCGACGAACTGGGCCGCCGTGCTGGTGGTGGTGGCGTCCACCGTGCCGCCCGAGACTGCGCCGGTGGTGGTCACGGCGAAGGTGCCGAGATTCAAGTCCTGCGTGGCCCCGGAGTAGGGGATGTACTGTCCATCGACAAGCCTTTGGGCAAAAACGTAAGGAGGGAAGGCGAGGAGGGCAATGAGGGAGAAAACGAAGAACGCCCGGGCCTTCATTACTGCGCCCCCCCGCCAGAGGTGCAGTTGACAATTGAAATCGTGTTACTTCCGTCGCACCCACTTACGCATCGGCCCCGGATGTACCGGGCGGGCTCGTTTACGGCCCCGATATACCATGTGTCATCGGCGGTCGTCGAGATCGTGCGGTTCGTCGTCACGTTCGTGAATCCAGCACCCGAGGAGTTCGACCCCTGGAGAGTTATTACCACTGCGGAGCTGCCGGTGCGATAAACCTCGCAGGAGTGCGTCGTCGCAGGCCAGCCCAGGAACTCCTCCGCCGTGTTGCCGACTGCGGAGAGGTCTAAAAACTCGTAGTCGTCATAGGGCATAGGGCTTGGCTGGAGGGAAACGCCGTTGCTCGGCATAGGGCCGCGCGGAAACCCGATCCCGTCTCCGGCGAGCGCCCCGCCAATAGACACGACCATCAGGAGAAGTACGAGAGAGGCTACAAACCATAGGGTACGCTTCATTTCGTCCTCCTTGAGCGCATAAAAAAAGACCGCCCCGAACCCCGAAGGGATCAGAGGCGGCCCAGTTATTCTGGTGCGCCCAGTTGTGGCTATGTACTACGGTTATAGCACATCATTGGAGGGAAAGTCAAGAGGTTTTTGTAGGCGTTGTGCGCGGCAGGGAGGTGGCTGGCCGTATCAAGCATAAGACGCGTCCTGACCTCGCCGACAACGCCCCATACTGTCCCTGGGGCCACCTGCACGAGCGAACCTCGTCATGCCGTACCTTCACCACGCCAGAGAGCGCCATGAGCCACGCTCCCTGCTTTGCATACTAATTATATCACAACACCAAGTCGGAGTCAAGACTTTTCCTGTTTCTCTATGACCTCGCCGCCCTTAAGCAGAAATTGCTGGTGTACGTCCATGTGGACGGGCTCGCCGCGCTGAAATGTGATCGTGACTTTCCCGTGGAAGTCGGGCGTGATCTTCTCGGCCATAACCTCGGCGAAGTTCATCCGAACACCGTTGCGGTCTTCCCGAGGCCGAGGTGTTGCGATACCGTGATAACCCTTGTCCGCTGGCGAAAGCCCATTGCGAAGGTGCGGAAGGCGTCGGCCCCATGGGAGCACCAGTTATGCTTCGGGCGATTCTGGAGTTTCTTCTGCTTCTCGTCGTAGTCCGCCTCGTACCCGGCGAGGGCCATGAGTCCCCGGGAGCACTTCTTCTCGTCGAACACGCAGCGATTGAAGAGACCACGGGCGGACTCGATGCCATCGCGAACGCTGGCGGTGTCCCTGGGGCGCTTGATGCGCACTGCGGGTCGGAGGCCGTATGACTCGGCCACCTCCATGCGGGACTTGCCGCCCTCGATGCCGATGTCGTGGTTCGCGATGTCGTGTGGGAAGTAGAAATCGCCGTAGACGTAGGGTTTCTGGTGAATGATCTTCGCGTAGTGGTCGAGGCCCTCGTTTGAGTTCTCGTAGTAGTCAATGAACCGGAACTGGTCACCGATTGCCTGCATGAACCAGATCGTCGTCGAGTCGTCGTACCCAAGGTCCCAAAACGTGTCAACTTTGTGCCCTGCGATATAAGGGACGATCCCTATGCGTTGTTCCTCGCGGGCGGCGGCAAGTTGCTTGCCGTAGTACGCGCCCATAGCCATGCCCTCGGGGGAACAGTAATATTCCTGCTGTGCGAAGGCTGGGTCCATGCCCTCGGCGATTTCGCGCTCGACGTCTTCGGGGCTGATAACGTAGCTGCCGTCTTCGCGGCGGGTGTCCTTGATCGTCAGTAGTTCCGTGAGCCATCCTTCATGTCGGCGAGTGCGAGCCATCTCGTACAGCTCCCACCCGTGGTTCCGGCCACGGAACGTGTAGATGAACGCGGCCCATCCGCCGTTTTCTGCAAGGATTGGCCTAATATAATCCCAAGCCCGGGGGTCCTGTAGGGAGTACTCGGAGAAGACGCAGCCGTAGGGGTTCGTGCCCATGATGTCGTTGTAATTCTCAATGCCAATGACACGGTAGATGCTCCGGTTTTGTAGTTCAATTCGCATTTCTTGATCGTTCTTGCGGGAGATCAACTCTTCGGGGAAGTGATCCAGCATCTTGATCCCGGTGCGGGGGTCGATGCCCTCCCATATAGCTTTTCTGCCTTGGGCATACGTCGGGAAAATATGATAGTAGATCGCGGGCCGCTGTACTGCCTGGCTGATAATGACATTCAGCATAGCCTTGTCCTTACCACCACGGCGGTGGACGACACCCACGTATCGCTTGAACCCTTGGTCGAGGAACGTCATCATGTTCATCTGGTAATCCCGGGGAGTGAATTTATAGGGGACCCTAATCCGCTTCGCCATAGTCCTCCTCCTCGGACTCCTCGTCATCGTCCGGTGGGGCAAACATAATCTCCGGCGGGGCAATGACCCGTGAGCTCTCGATCCGCGCGGTCGGGGCATCGTACCTTACGGCCTCGACGAGGATCGATCCCGAGACGTCCACCTGCTGCTTCTCGCCGTAAATATGCGGCGCAATCTTGTTGGCGAACCATTTCACGGTTTCAACCATCAGTTTATCCCGAAGTATCTTCTCCTTCGTATCGTCATCCGACTGCTGCTGGCTTCTCTCCAGTGCAGTTTCGACGTAATACTCTACCGACATAAGACGAGCAAACCGGTATGCGTCCCCAGCCTCCTCGTGGTCCCTACACCACCGGTAGAACGATATCCGGTGAGGCATCCCCTCTTCCCGGCAAATGTCCTTGACGTACTCACCATGAGCTACCCTATCGCAGATTCGCTCGATCATCTCCATCGAAAACTCAACCTGCTCACCCACCATCTCCCGTGGAACTTCCGGTTTCTTAAACGCCACTCCCCCCCCCATCAAGCGTGGTTTTCTGATTCTGTGGGAACAAGG